CGCACGATCCACCGCAAACTGCCGGTAAGCGAATAACTGCGTCTCAAGCCCCGCCCCCGTGATCTTGTCCGCCTCGACCATCGCCGCCTGCTTCATCGTGTTCATTTCCCGATCGTTGATCTGATATCCCGCCCGCAGCTCGTCGATCTTCGCCACCTCGTTCGCCAACCCCGCCCGATTGATCGTCTCCGCGCTCCGCAATCCCTGTTCCTTCGCCTTGAGTTGCGCATCCAACAACGCCTGCTGTTGCTGCGCGACGAGCGAGGAATCGATCATCGTCGGAATTGCCGGACGCGTATCCTTCGGCGCGGGTTCGCGCGCCTTCAACCACATCGCGCGGACTTTCGAGATCTGCTTCTCCTCTTCTTTGGCAATCAGATCGATATTCGCCAACGCCTGCGTCCACGCATCCTTGGAGAATACGTCCGTTGAAAAGAGGACGCCGAAGATCTCTTGCGCCTTCATCCCAAGATGCAGCAATTTCACCGCATAAATATCCAACAACAGATTGAGCCCGTTCATCGCGTGCGATCCCCACGCCAACAGATCCCGAAAGATGTTCGCCAGCAACTCAATCGTCGGCGCCACCACCACCCCGACCTGTTGCCCGAATCGCATAAACGCCGTCCCCATATCGTCCACCGCGTCGTCCATCTTCGTGAGGATCGCGAGATTCGACGTGCTCATGGTGAGCCCCAATTTCCTCGACGCCGCTTCCGTCTCATCGAACGCTTTTTTGCCGCCCGCGAACACCCGCAAAAACGTCTGGTATCCCTTCCCTAGGAGATCCGACATCGCCGCGTCTTTCTGCAAGGTATCCCCGAATCGACTCGCCGCCTGCGCCACGCGCCGAATCAATTCGTCCGTACTCGTCACGCCGCGAATATCCACCCCGAGTTGCCGGAACCGATCCGCCGCCGATCCCGTGCCTTGCCGCGCCTGATCGAGACTGGTGGAAATATGCTTCACTACCTGCGCCAGATCATCCCCCGTCTTCCCCGCGCGATTCAGCATTACATCGTACTCTTGCAACTTATCCGTATTGATTCCCGTCACCGAGGACAATTGCACAATCGACTCCGCCTGCTTCCCCGCCGCCAACGTCATGGCCGTCGCCGCCGCCGTCACGGAGAAAAACGCCGTGGCCGCCACCGTCCCGGCCGCCTTCACGCTCTTTTCGAATTGCTGCGTCGAACTCGCCGCCTTCTGCAACTCCGACCGCAACCCCTGCGCATCCGCGAGGATCTTGATTATGAGGCTACCGATTGTTGCCATGACTCGCTTCCATCGCCCTATAGACTTCCGTGATCACCATCGCCTTCGCGTGAATCGACTGCGCCGACTCCACGTCCCGGTGCATCCCATCCCCGCGCGGCTCAATCCGCATGAAATCATCCGCCGCGAACGCCTTCGATCCTTTCTTCCGATTCACGTTCGCCGTGATCGCGCAGATCTGTCCCGCCCGAATCTGCGCCGGTTTGAATCCCCACGGTTCGAGGTGTTCGAAGGCCATCCATTCGCTCAACTCCGCCGACGAAATGGACTCTAGGAGTTCTGTGCGGGTGCGTCCGAGAGCAAGGGCAAGTCTGAACTGGAAGACTCGCTCTGGACGCGCGCGGAGTTTTTTAGGAGATCCTCAACTTCATCGGCGCCGATCCGCGACAACTTCGCCGCCACGTCATACACGCGCGACAACGCCGCCGCCGACTTCCCGCCCAACCATTCCACGTCCTCCTCCGAGAACACGCGGAGCCCGTCTTCATCAATGCAACATTTCGCCACCAACTTCGCGCGCAGATTGTGCGCCGTGAACACCGACGGACTACCCGGCTTCCCGCGTAACAAACAACTCTCTTCGAATTCATCGCGCGCCGTCCCCGTCAACCCGCGCACCGTCAACGCCTCCCCACCTTCCAACCCCCACTCCGGCACCTCGACCGTCTCACGCCGCAAATCATCCGCCTGCATCACCCGGTCGCGTATCGCCCCGCGTTTCAGTCCCATGATCCGCCCTCCGTCTATTGGTTGGTCCTCTTGCACTCGAGGGACGGACGCCTGCACGCCCGCCCCTCTCCACTCCCGACACCACCGCGAAGGCGTCTTAGCGTTGGTCGCGGTCCAACGGCCCGTTCCCTTGGCCTTAGCCGGGGATACGGATCACCGCGAACTTCACCGTCGCCGCCGACCCCTTGAGGAACGCCTTGCTCAAGGATTGTTCCCATCCCTTTTTATTCCCATACCAGAAACAGGAGAACAACCCCGTCGCCAACCCGTAGGTCGTGATGTCCCCCAACCGCCCCAGATCATCCGCCACGCTTTCCAGCGTGAACGTATTCGATCCCGTCGAACTCACCAACAACAACTCGCGCCCCGTCAGCGCGAACTGATCGAAATTCGCCACGTCCGCCGCCGTGAAAATGAAATCCAGCGAATTCGCCGGTGGGGGCAACGTCAACGGGTAAAGCCCCTTCGGATTGATTATCGGTTGCTCTTGTCTCGCCATCGCTGCACCCCCTTTATCTGATCGCTAAATGATTCCGCCGCCTCACGCGTCTCCGCTTATGCCGGGAACGTCGGCGCGCCCGTCAACGTCAACGTCAAATCCGCTTCCAACACCCCATCCGTCTCCGCCTTCGCCCCGAACTTGGTCAAGACGCCGGAAAACAGCCACTCCGTCAACCCGATATCCGGGAACACAAACTTATAGTTGCGCTTCGTCCGCCCCACGAAATCCGCCAACAGCGCCTTGTGACCCGACGACGCCGGGATCAGATTGATCGAGAACGACACCTCCCCAGGATTCAACAGACTCGCGATCTTCTCGCGCCACGCCCCCGACGCCGCCGAGGAATGCGTGGTCACGTCGATGATATCCGCCTCCAATGACGGCCCGTCCATCGACTTGACTTCCGCCACCGTCGTGAACGTCCCCGATCCGTCGTCCCGCTTCAACAGTGTCCCGTATGCTGGTATTGCTCCGCTTGGCATGATGCTCTCCCTCCTCCGTTGGTGACCTTACTCCCCTTGATATGGATCGCCCCGTAGATGCCGATAGACGACGCCGAACCGCAACGCCAACCCAATATGTGGCACCTGACTTTCGATCTCGACCTCCATCCAGTCCGGCGGTTTGATCTCGACCGCGAATCCATTGACCGTGAGATCCTTCATCAACGCCGCCTCGACATCGCCCCCATAGCCATTCAGAATTTCATCACTCGACCGGAGATCGTCCGGATCGACCTGCCGCGTAATGATGGACGCCAGCACCTCCACCCGCCGCGTCGTATACGGACGCGTCTGCACCGCCTCGACCAGATCATCCCCCTGCGTCACCATAATGAATGGGACGTCGGCGAACTTCGCGCCGCCCTGCGTCAACCGTTGCACGTTCACCACCCACGGAATCGCCTGGAGCACGTTCACCATCTGCCGGATCAGTTGCTCTTTGACCGTGAATCCCATCGATCACAACCGGGAGATCGTCTTGCCCAACGTCTGATCCATCGCGTGCTGAATCCCGCGCACGTTCGCATGCCCCACCTTCGCCGCAATATCCGGCGCCATCTCCCGCACCATCAACCGGAACCGCGTCCGCGCCGGGATCTTCACCTTCGGCACCACGGCGAAGATCTTCCCCTTCCCCGCGATCCCCGTCTTCTCACTCAGATAGAGCGCCGTCCCGTGCGCCGGGATCGTCGCCCCCTCTTCATGCGTCCGCAAGATCCGACTAATCCCCACCGCTACGTCGTCGATCTTCCCGAACCGTGGGAAGGAGAAGACGTGCTTCCCTTTTTTGAATTGTCCGCCCTTGATCCCAGGAGATCCCGACAGGTACGTTTTTTTGAACGCCTTCACCACCCGCTTCCCGCCGCGCGTCAACTCCGAGCGTTCATACCGCTGGGATAACACCGTCGCCAACGTGAACCCCTTCGCCATTTCCTTCGCGTTCAACACCGCCACCGTAATTCTCATCGCGTACACTCCAAATGCCAGGCCCCATCGGAATCGGGCAGGATCGCCGTGATCCGGAACGTCGTCTTGGACGCGTCCCCCCGCCGCCACAACGCCAGAATCCGATCCACCCCGATCGTCACCTTCGCCCGTCCCTCCGGCTGACTCTGCGCGATCCAGATGTAGAGGCATTGCCGGCCGGTTTGTGCGCCATACCCCACGGGTGGCGTCGGGTCCAATTTCTCCCGCTCCACAAACGCCCACATCTTGACCGTCGTCCCCAACTCGTCCGTGTAATCAATCGACTCTCCAAAATCTTTCACGCTCCCGAAGATCTTCACCTGATCGCGCGCCATCAACCCCCGCAGATCCATGATCAGTAGCCTCGATGCAAGCCGACTTTGATATACCGCTGAAACGTCGCCTCCGGATCGATCTCCGCCAACTCGTCCTGCGCCATCGCTGAGATCCACGCATACCAGTCTTGCAATTCCTTCGGCGTCATTTTCACGACCTGCTTCCCGCCGAGCATGTACTCATTCACATCCGCGTCAGCGCGTCCCTCGATCACCGCCTTCAGCGCGTCGCGCGTCCGGACGGCCCACGATCGCCGATCCGTCCCCGCCCCCAACGTCGCCACGTCCGGCGCGATCGACATGAACCCGTGGTCCACGACCGCCTTCACGCCCCCGCTTTCCACGCGCGCCGTCCACTCGTACCCGCTCTGCCCGATCCGCTCAAACGACGACGCCACGCCGGACGCCGCGCTGAGATCCGCCAAGAAGATCCCGCCGCTATTCGACGCGACGATCTGGAACTTCAACGCCGGACTGCGCGACACGAAATAATACGTCAGCGTCCAGATCGACGGGGGATAGGTCCCCGACAGATCCGGACGCTGCCATTGAATCGTGTCCCCGAGGATCACTTCACGCGGTTCATCCGACGGAATATCCATCGCCGTCTCCGGTTAGAAATTCTTCGGACGCGCCTGTACCACCGCCGCAATCAAACTCGGCCCCGTCGTAATCGTTCCCACAACCCGAATCCACCCGCGATGCGCCTTCGCGTCGATCGTTCGCTTGTGCAAGGTGTTCGCCGTCGCCGCCGCGAACGCCCCTTCTGTTGGGGTGATGCCCGCCGACGCCCCGCCGCCCGACGTGTTCGCGTCCTCCGTCGTCAACACCAACGTCCCCGTCACCGCGCCGACGCTCACGATCACTTCGATATCCCCTTCCATCCCGCGCACGTCCAACCACGCCGACGTAGCCGCCGCCGTGTTCGCGGCGGAGACTGCAATAATGGCGTGCTGAACCGCCGCCGCCTGTGCCTCATGTCCCAACATAGTCTCCGCCTCCTGTTTCGGAATTCAGACCCGCGCGCCGCGCTCGCCGCCCTTACTTCTCCGCCTTCGCGCTCTTGGCCGGATGCGCCGCCTCGCTCTCTTTCGCCGTCCCTTTCGCCGCCTTGTCCAGATCCGTCAACGGCTCTTCGGTCATGACCGCCTTCCCATACGTCCGCAATTCCACCGCCAACTCCTTGGCGACCATCACGACCTGCCCCTTCTCGATCACTTGAAACCGACCATCAACCGTCCCGCGCCACCCGCGCAGCGCCTTCATCTTGATAAAATCCGGAATTTGATCCAGTGCCATTGTCCCGTCCTCCCCTTGGTTAGGTATTGGTCCCCGTCCGGCGACGAGCACCCACGCGCCCGCCGCCGTCAACATGGCGCTCCGCCGCGCCGCTTCATCGACTTTATGTCACCGACGTGGCGACTGAGAACGCGACCGGATACCGGATGCCGATATCGATCGACGCGATCGCCCGAACGCCGACGATGCCCGCCTTGAAATCCGCGAACGGATTCACTTCCACTTCGAGCACGCCCCACTCCGCCACGATCATCTGCGACCAGTCGCCGAATATGAGATCTCCCGTCGGGACCTGATTCGACGCCACGGCGCGATAGCCGTCCACTGATCCATCGTTCAACGGGCCTTCCCAGATCTGCGACGCCGTGCTGGAGAACTTCACGCGCTGCTTCAACAGCCCCGCCACGACGCCCGTCGCGATATACCCGCACTTCCCATTCAACGCATTCCCCGCGAACACGTCCGTCTGGAATTCGATGATCCCCGCGTAGGCGATCGACGTGCCGACGACGGACCCGACGCCGGACGTGCCGATCAACCCCAACGGTTGCCCCGCCGATCCGGACCCATTCAACGCCTTCAGATCGATATCCAGCGCCACGACCTTCGCCAGATCCGCTGACACGATCCCCTCCACCGCCGGATTCGACTGCAACAACAACTGCCTGGAGATCTCCGTGTACCCTCCCACCGTCTTCGGGGAGAGTGCGACCTGGGCAAACGTCTGGGTGCTTTCCGAGATCTGCGCCGCTTCGTTCGCCAACCACGTCGTCGTCGCCGCCACCGTCATTTTCGGGATCGTCACGCTATCGCGCAGACCCGACAACCGCGTGGCCCCCATATTGAACACCACCGCCTGATTCCGCAGGATTTCGAGGAACGACACGTTCGACGTTTGAACCAAGAACCCGCCGCCCGCGCCCGACGCCACGGTCAGATCCCGCTGGATCAACCGCTCCGCCAACCGCTCGATCGGCGTCTGATTCGGCCGCGACTGGACTTCGAACGGCACAAAGAACCGACGCGGATCGGGCTGCTTCCCCACCTCTTTCGCGATCGCCCTGGAACACTCCAATTCGAACGGCGCATTGTTCCAGTTATTATCGGCGACCGCGCGGATCGCGCGCATCAGCGAGAAATTCTGCGTCTCCCGCTCCGTCAATCCGAGCAAGGCCGGAGACTGCGGGTTATGCTTCCCGCGTTCCTCCATGATCTTCAGCATGTCGTCCGTCACTTCGTTCAACGACAGCCCGCCGCGAATCCAGTATTCCTTGTACTTCCCGTCTATTTTGTTCATCGTGCACAGATTCTCGATCGCCTGAATCCGATCCTTCTCCATCTTCCGGACCGTCTCCGATCGCTCCCCTTCCACGACCACCACACTCGGCTTCGGAACCACCGTCTCTGTTCCCGTTGTCTCCATCGCGCCCTCCCTGTTATCGGCGGCTCCCGCCGGTTGTGACTCTCGCACCTGTTTGAATGCCCGTATCTCGTACTCGCTCCCCTCACCGCTGCGGCCCAATCCCACCGAGAAATCCGCCGGAACCGGCGCGATCGATACCTCGTGTGGCATCCAGCGCGTCGCCGTGAACGTCTCCGTCTTGACGTTCTCCTCCATCACCTCAATCTGATAGCGGATCGAGACATTGCGGAGTCCGCCGTCCATCATCGCCTTGACTTCCGCCGCGCGATCCGTGCTGAACATCGCCGCGTCCGTATACAATTTCTTATCCTTGACGCGCGCGCCGACGATCATCCCCACCGGATCATTCGTATCGTGATTAAAGAGGAACGGCATCGCGCCCGCCTTCGCGCGCGCCAGATTCACCGCCGCCGGATCATGGGACAGGATCTCCGTCCCCCACCACCGTTCAACAGGTTCTTCGGACGACGCCGAAAACGTAATGATGTCCTGCCCCGTCTTCTCGTCCTTGCGCCAGGCCCATTCGTCCGCCTGAAACCACCGACTGAGCAACCCCTTTTGCTTCACGATCTCTTCGCGCGTCCCCTCAGCCATGTCGCCCTCCCGCGTGCATGTGAATGATCGGCGCCGCGTTCTTCTGCGTCGTCTGATCCGCCGCCGCCTGATTGTCCGTCGTCGCCTGAGTCTCCGTTGGCGTCATATCCCCCGCCGCCCCTGGCGCCGGTTCTTTCTTGACCGTGGACGGATCGTTGTCGAAGATCAATTTCTGCGTCTTCATATAATCCAATTCGTCGCGCCGCTCTTTCATTACGTCTTCGAGATCCCGCCCATCCCCCACCGACGCAATGACCGCCGACACCGTCGTGAACCCGTTCCGGATCGACTTCTCCGCCGCCTCCACCTCTTTCGTCGGATCGACCCACGACCATCCGCGCGGCTTGAATCGTACCGCCTCATACTTCGATCGATTCAACGCATACGCCTCGACCGGAATCGACGTGATCGCGCGCGCCAACACCGCCTGTTGGAGCCAGAACTTATGCACCCGCTGCCGAACCGATCGAATGAACCACATCTGCAACACCCGCCACAGATCCCGATCATCCAGCAACGCCAATCGCGACGACGAGTAATTGGATTGGGAATAATCCCGCGAGAGACTTTCGTAGCTCACGCCCGTCCCCGCCGCCACTTCCCGCAACATCATCCGCATAAACGGATCGAGATGCTGATTCGGACGATTCGGCGAGGCAAAATTAAACTTCTCGCCCGCCCGCAACCGCGCCAGCAACGCCGGTTCGATCTCCGTCGTCAACGATCCGTCTTCCTGCTTCGAGCCAAATTCCGATTCCCCGCCCGGCGATTCAATGAACCCCATATAGCACGCCGCGCCGCGCGCCGCCGTGATCTCCGCCTCCGTCAATCCGTCCATATCCTGAAACTTCCGCCCGCTCGCGTGCATCCACGGCATTGCCCGCGTCTGCGGCCACCGATCGATACTGCGCAAGTGAATGATATCGCTCGCCGGAACGCGCTCCACCCGATCCGTCGCCGTCCCCATGACGCGCGGATCGCCGGGGTGCAATTCTCGGATCAAATAATTCACCGGCGCGCCGAACCGATCGACCTCGATCCCCAGCTTGACGTTCGCCGTCGTGGACGCCGTGATCGGCCCCACATCGTCCGCGATCCGTTCCGGCTCGATCAACTCCAACGCCAACGGCACCTTGGACGCGCCGATCCGCATGGGCCACATGCGAATGAAGATCTCCCCCGCTTCGAACACCTGCCCGACCGCCTGCCGTTCCAAATCACAGAAATGCAACGACCGCCCCGTATGGCACGCCTCCGCATAGCTCCACTCTTCCCACACCTCTTCGATCTCGTCGTTGACCGTTTCATTGAACTCGTCCCGCGTCGTCTTCACCTTCGCCTGCATCCCGACGCCGGACCCGATGATATTATTCTGGATGATCACCTTCGCGCGCTTCGCATAGGCCGCGTCGCGCACCAATTCACGCGACCGATTCCGCGCAACGCGCAGACTCGATATCAATTCCGTATCTTCTGAAGTGGTTTGTGTGCCGAAACCAGAGGTGAGCCGCCCAGGTCGCCCCAGGCTATACATGCGATTGAGGTCCGCCGCCGACGCCTTCGCCTTCACCGGATTCGACGACGGCGCGCCCCACGTCTTGAACGTCTGCCACGCCGCCGTCAATCGCTCAAACATTCCGCGCCCTCCACGCCGTCAAGCACAATGCGTGGGGAGATACGCGAGATCGAACACTATGGATAGTGGGAGATCGTGGGAGGTAGTGAACCCTGGGGACCGATTTTTATTCGCGCCACCCTTTGACAAAACCCGCGCTGACGCGCTTCTGGCCTAACTTTGACGCGGGCGCGTCGCCGTTCGTTTCGACTTTCCCCGCCTTCATCAACTTCTCGACATCCGATTCCGGCACGTACCACCCATCTTTGACGCGGAACGCGTTCGGGAATAAATGATCCTCGACGATCCAGCGGTAGATCGTGTTCTCATGCTTGTGAAACAATTTCGCCAGATCCTTGACCGTCTGGAGTTTTCTCACCGCCACCCCTTGATAAACCCGCCCCGCCGTGGAAGACGCGCCTCGCGCTTCGCCGCCTCCGACGGGAACGGCGTCCGCTCTTTCGCCGCCACCGCCACCGGCATGTGCAGCGCATCTTTTCCTGCCTCGTCCAACGTCCTCGACGCAATCCCCGCCGCCACTTCCGCCGCTTCATCCGTCAACCGCTGCCGGATCTCCTCCCACGCGATCCCCGCGCCGCGTTGCAACAGGACCAGCGCGACGTACCCATAGACCCGACAATCCAACGCCTCATTCCGCCCCGTCTTGACATACGTCCGGACCATGAACCCCTTCCGATACGCGACCTGGACCCGTTCCGCCGTCAACTGCGCAAAATAGTCCGACTCCCGCGCGTCCGGAAAATGACAGAACCCCGGCCCCACCTGATCCAATTTCAACCGGGAGTAGATCGTATCCTTCGCCACCTGCGTGCCGATCAACCACAGATCGACCTGGCCGACATTCGTCCGCGCCTTCCCCGCGATCACGCGCGGACTGACTTCACTCCCGCCCTTCACGGCCCACACCCGATCGATCTGCCGTGGCCGCACGTAGCTATATACTTTCTGCGTATGATGCCCCCCGCTATCGATCGCCATGCAGGTGACTTTCATCTCCACCCCATCGACGCGCTTGAACGTCCGCGCCTTCAACGCCGTCACATTCGCCCATACGTCGTCTTTCGCCGGATCGCCCGGCCATACGAAATAGTCGATGTTCCACGACTCTTCCCCCACGCCCCACCCGATCAATTCACACTCGATGCGATCGTCCTGCACATCGACGCCCGCCGTGAGAATCAACACGCCGCTCGGGATATACCCCGCATACCGCTCCAACCGTTTCAATGGATCGAGCACCACGCGCTCCTCCGATGTTTCCACCCACGGCTCCGCTAACACCGAATTGACGAATCCCATCAACTCCTCGCGCTTCCCCTTCGCGTCCAGAAATTCAGCCACGATCGTCTCCCACTCCACCCACATCGAACACAACGCGGACAGATGATAGCCCCGGTGATATCGCTGCCGCGGGCTCCCCTTCACCTGTCCTTCGACACACGTCAACCCCTTCGGCACCCACACCCCGCGCCGCAGCATCTCCATCCGCTCCGTCGTCTCGATCCGCCCCGCGCACCGCCCGCACACGTACCACACCTCCGCCCGTCCTTCCCGAATCTCGTCCGCCGTCGCGCCCTTCGTCCACCGCAACGCCCCCGTCCCTAATTTCTCGTCCGGACGAAACGTCAACGCCTGAAACGCCTGGCACCTCGGACACGGCACCCACCATCGCCGCCAGTCCGACCGCTTCAACGACGACCAGATGTAGCCCGTTTCTAATCGTGGCGTGGACGCCAACACAATTTTCCGATCCGGATACGTCCGCGTCCGCTCCGAGCCCAACCGGATCGGCGACGCCTCCCGCCCTGAGAATTGCGGATACTTCTCCACCTCGTCAAACAACACGCGCCGACACGGATCGGACGCCAGATCCGCCGGGGAATTCGCGCCCGCGAATTTCAGGAACATGCGATCGAACCGATACGTCTTCCCGGCCAGATCGTCGTCCAATCCCGTCGTGTGCATCCGCAACGCCGGACACGCTTCCACCATCGGCTTGACCCGCTTCGAGGCCCACGCCTTCGCGTCTTCATCGCGCGGGAGCACGATCATCGTCGGCGACGGATCGTCGTCAATGACATAGCCCACCATATTCAAAATCATTTCCGTCTTCCCGACCTGCGTCGCCGTGCACAGCGTAATGTCCGTCACGTCCGGATCAGTAAACGCGTCCATCGGTTCGCGCTGATACGGCGCCCGCTCCGTCCGCCAGAACCCCGCCTCCGCCGCCGTCTCCGCCACCAACCGCCGCTCCACGTCCGCCCAGGCCGACACCGATCGCTCCACCTTCGTGTCCAGATGTTGCCGCCCCACCACCCGAAACACTTCCACCACGTCCGGCGCATACAACGCGCTGGACAGATCCCCCGCGCTCTCCGCCATCGTCACACCCCCGCGATCGGCACCGTCACAATCGAATTCAGGATATTTGTCCCGCGCGAATGCGGCCCGATCGACCCCCCCGCGCGGAACAAATTCCCCCACTTCGCGCGCATCCGCGCCACCGACGCCTGCTCGATCTCCAACGTCCGCAGACTCACGAACCCGCCCGCCTTCCGCCCCGAATCGTGCCGGTAGGTATATTTATTGACGCGCAACGTGCGATGTTCCCGCGCGATCGTCGCCAGCCAGAAATCATAATCATCCTTCCCCCCCACCGAGGGATCGTACCGGACCACCGGATCGAGATGCCCCGCGAACGGCCCCAACACCGGCGCGAGAAACGAGAACGGCGTCTGCGTCCGATACGCGAGCGCGTCGTCTATCTGATTCAACCCCCACAACGTCACGCGCAGTTGCTCCGCCAGATCGTAGAAATGCTCCACCATCCCGCGAATCTGCCGCATCGTGAGCACATGCTTCGCGCCGCCCTCCCACATATTGATCGATGTCAGATCGTCGTCCACGATCAACGTCCACCGACTCGGCGACCGATCCAAGATCGCATTACATTTCCGGCCAAGGTTGCCGTCCTCCGCGTCCGGAATCGCTTCAATCCGCTTCGCCCCGTACTCTTTCCGATACGCCGCCGCCTGCGATTCCGGCACCCACACCGACGCCTCCGGAAATAACTTCAACGTCGTGATCGTCCCCGCCCGCTTATAGGACCGAATCGCGACATGGATCGTCGGCGTACTCATCATGCTCCCCTCTCTTCTGGCGGCACCAACGGCCCCGCCCATTCGCCCAAGGACAGATTGAACAGATCGAAATTTTCCCCGCTCGCGCCCAATAGACTCGGATCGCTCCGATAGCCATAGACATTGACGACGCGCCATCGCTCCGGATTCGTCTCCTCTTTCCACCGGAACCAGTACCATCCCTCGACCGTTGGCGCCTTCTCCGTCCAGATCATCGCCCCTCCCTTCCCTGCTCGCGTCGTCGGCCCAATCCCTACCATAAAGGGACCAGGCCGACCGCTCACACGCGCGCAGATCGCCCCACTTCGCGCGGGTCCGTGAGACTTCACGCCGGATCGCCGCCGTTTACCGCTTCCACCTGATAGGCTTTGATTCCACCCGAATCCGGAACGGAATCGCCCCGTGCCACTTCACGATCCCAAGATTCCGCGCTCCCTTCCAGATCCGCCACGTCTGCTCTAACAGATTCACCGGCACCATCCGGATCGCATCCACCCCGCTCCGCGCCTTCATACCGCGCGCTCCGTCAACGCGCCTTCGCGATGCCGATCCGTGATCGACGCGCGCCGAATCGCTTCGTCCGTCACCAACCCGCCCTCGTACCACGCCACAAAACAATACCAACACACCGCGCCAGGAATTCCGCCCATCAGTACCTTGTGGTAATTATGGTCCGTCCCGTGTTGACAGATCGAACACGCCGCCCGCGCGCTCATTCCGTCACCTTCTCGATCGCGTCACCCTCGATTTTCAGATTCCCGCGAAACACCCCATTCCCGCAATCGATCAACGTCGGAATGCCGGGCGCCAACGCCCGAATCGTCCGCCCCGCCGCGAACTGATTCCGCAACCACGCCAACGCCCCTTCCAATTGCCTGACCCGCTCAACCGTCTCCCTATGATCCCGCTCCCGCACCCATTCGCCCGCGTCGTCCCGTACCATACTCGGATGCCCCGGCCTGCCAGCAGATATTTCGAACCGATATCGCGCCGCCATCATGCCGCCTCGTCCGGCGTGTACGGCACCGCCTGATTGAGGAACGCGATCGCCCGCCCTTCCGCACCCGCCGCGCGGTAGGCATCGTCCCCGATCCCATCCGCCGCGCAGAGCGCGTCCTTCAACGCCAACAACACCAGCATTTTGTAGAAATTCAGCGGCTCATTCCGCGCCTCGATCGCCGCCAACATCTCCGACGCCGACGTATATTCCAGATGTTTCGGAATTCGACTGATTCCCATCTCGTCACCTCCCTTTGATCCATTTCGCCAACGCCCGCACCCCGCGATCCAACGCCTCCACCGTCACCATCGCCACATACACCGCCACCATCACCCTGACCACGCGCCACCAGTCGATTGACTCGACCCACTCGGTCATGGCGCTAACTCGTCGCGCCGGATCTTCCGATGTCCCTCCCCCGCGTTCACCTCGACGCCCGTCGCCACCGCCTTCACGTCAACACCCCGACTCAACCGCTCGCGCCCCCCTCCGCGCGATCCGAAATAATAGGCGAGCACCGCCCCCGCCACCATCGGCATCGCGCCCCAGATCACCGCCCATAGCTCACTCATTCCGGCAACTCCTCGCGCTTAATTCGTCGCCCGTTCTGGCGACTGATTCGAAACGGGGGATTCTTCAGGAAGATCCACAACGCCGCGCATTCTTCAACCGTCAACTTCCGCTCCGCGATCGCCGCCGCCATTGCGTCGTGCCAGATCCGCTCGCCCGCATTCATTCCGGCAACTCCTCTCGCGTGATCTTCCGCCGCCCCGTCTCCTCGACCACGACGATCGTCGGACGCCGCGCCGCCGCCAGAGGCGGATGCGTCCCATCCGCCATTGCCGACCAGAAGACCTGCGTCGAATTCGACACGATCGACGACGCCGCCGCCGCTTGCGCCGCCGCCACATAATTCGGCCCACGCGCCCGGCACCGATACCGCATCAACCATTTGTCCGACGTGATCGCGATCTCCTCGATCACCCCCTGGAAGACGCGCCGACTTGATACCAAGATCGTGCTCGTCGATACCTCGCGTACTAGAATCTCGTCCCCGAGCATCGGGGGTGCGCTTTCGCTCTCAGGCCCCGATCGAAGAAACGTGGCGAACAGCGTCGCGTGGTCCTCGTAATACACGATCTCAAACCCGTCCCGCGCGATCGCCGTCGTAATGCGCCGCTCCACGCCGTCCGTGAGAATGTAGATCTCGTGGTCCATCGCCCGTCACTCCACCGCGCCCAATTTCTGCAACAGCGTCTTCCCCAGAATCACCCGCCCAATTCCGCGCCGTCCCGCTGAACATTTCCCGACCTGCGCGCTCACGACGCTCCGCACCCCCAACCGCTCGCACGCGACCTGCCAATCAAATTCATTATCAAACGTAAAGAGGAGATAATCTTGTCGCTCGTGCAATTCCGCCGAAATCGTACACTCCGGCACCAACGTCTCGTTCTTCCGCCGCTTCCCCGCCTGATTCGACTCCTCGATCATTTCCAACACCACCTGATCCAGATCTTCATCCCGCGCGATCTCCGCTGCGAGCGCCTCATATTTCGCTTCGTCTTTCTTCGCCATCGACCCGATCACGTCGAACGTCGCCAACACTTCCCGCTCCTCGATCTCCGACAATTCCACGTAGGCCACCGGCACCACGGCAAGCCCGCGTTCGATCGCCAACGCCACGCGCAGATGCCCATCGATAATCACCCCCGTGGATCGATTCACCGTCACCGGCGCCACCCACCCGATCGTCCGCAACACCGCCAACATCGACTCCTGCTGATGCGCCGGATGCACGCGCCAGTTCAACGGATTCGCAATCAACAGATCCGGCTTGACGGATTCATACCCGACAATCCGATTCTCCCACGACGGCAACGCTACCGCGTCGTCGCCGGGCCTTTCGTCTCCCCGCTGAGAATCGGATCGCCCGCCATCCGTCGAAACATTTCGTTGAACAACTTCAGCGCCGCCGCCTCGATCTCTTTTCCTAACTTTCCGCCCCACTGTCCGCCGAGTTGCCGCCCGATCGTTTTGAGGCTTTCTTTCCAACTCATTTCGTTTGCGATCCACGCCTTTCGGACCTGAATCATCGGCAACACGCGCTTGCTTTTTTCCGCCAACTCGACCTCCGCGATCAACGCCTTGGCCCTTCGTCCCCGCTTGTCCCATTCGTATAACTCCTCTCGCTGTTCCACATTCCGCTTTAACGTCTCGCTATACTCCGCGCTCAATTCTCCCGCCGCGTCCCCCGTCGCCGTCGTCGTCCCTGATTTCGCCCGCGTCCGCCGGATCAACAACGCCGCCCGGCACTTCTCCACATGAAACCCCCGCGCCGTCCGTTCAATTTGTCCCGCCGCCCGCGCCCGCTTGACCGTAATCTCCGCCACCCCCAACACTTTCGCCAACGCCGGAACCGTCGTCGCCCATATAACCGCCATCCGCTTCCCTTTCCGCTCAGTATCCGGTATCAGATATCGGCACAACCAAACAAAAAAGTACGCCCCGACTCAAGAAACGCGACGCGGCCTGACCCGCATACCTCAACCCGCCTAAGTACCTTTCACTTTTCTCCGGACATCTTGTCTCTGAGATCATTTCGATCCCTCGTCCCCATACCCCTCCCGCTCCCGCACCCCCACCCCTCCCCACCCTGGATGGGTATGCTTGATCTTCAGACACTTCGCACACTGCGACCACCATCCGCCCGCGCTCCCGCGTACATACTCGCAGGCCACCCACGCGTGCGCGCAGACTCCACTTGATCCTTGTCCTTGTTCTCTCATCGCCTTCCACGCCCGCACCCAGACCGCCTGATCACCCTTCCCACAGACAATCATGCGCTCCACTTCAACCACGATCTCGATCCGACGCCCCATCTCCCCATCCCCCCCGCCCCTACCCATCCATCAACGCCCGACTCTTCCCTAACTCGTCCCTTCTCACCGCCTCCCAGCACGCCACCGCTTGAATCAGTTGCCAGGAGAAGTTGCCCACCTTCACCGCCTTCCCACTATGCGCCATCCGTATCCGCTCCAGCGCATTGATCTCCGCGATGTTCATCAGATCCCCTACCTCTTTCTTGCCCATCCGCTTCCCGATCAGATGCCCCACCGACTCCCGCACGCCCTTGACCAGATCGATCACGAACGTCAACGCCGATTCGTCGTATGTGACTACCGTCCGCTTCCGCTTCCCCCGCTTCCGATCTCCCCGACGCGCCTTCGTGTTCTTCATAGTTCCACCCGTTCCCCCTGTAGTCCCGACAGATTCGCCCCCACCCATCCCTTCCCACAGTCCGGACACGCTGGACGCTGATCCGGCGCGCGATAGAACTCCGCCGCCGTGAGATAGCGCGCGCTCCATTCATGCCCGTCCGCACACCGGAACTTCGCCGTCACCCGTTTCTGTTCCATGCCCCCTACATCTCCCATTCGTCGCCCCCTTTCTGCTCGTCTCGATTCCGATGGATCGACGCGATCCGGACCACCGATTTCGACGCCTCCGCCTCCGCGTGGATCTTCGCGATCGCCGCCGTCAACTTCCCCAACCTCGAAAACTTCCGCCAGCCGCAGTTGATACACCGCAGAATGATCAACTCCTCGTCCGTCACCCACGCCAAACACCCGCCATCTTTCGGACAGCGATCCCCCGCGTCTTCGTATGCCAGATCCCGCGCGATCGCCATCCGCGCCTGCTTCGGTCCCACTCTCATTTTGTCTTCGTCGTCCTCGTCCCTTTACTCCCCACCGTCGCACGTTTCACGATCAGCACCTTTTTGATCGTTTTCTCGCCCCCCTTCACCGTCGGCGTCTTCGTCCCCTCCCGCACCGCGCGCGCGATCGCCTTCGTATCGATCTTCATCCGGATCGCCGCCGCCTGGATCGGGTCTTTACTCCCCACCATCCGCACCGAACTCGCGCACCCCACCGCCAACACCGGATAGACAGCCGAATCCCCGCGATGCTTCGCCTCCGCCCAGTCGATCAACGCGCGTTCGAAATCCGGACTGCCATACGCCGTTTTCTTCGCCTCCAACGCCAACACCTTACACAACCCCCGCCGATCGTCATTCATCATGCGCCCGACCAGGATCTTCACCGCCATCCGCCAATCCTCGACGCTCGCCCCTTCGATCAATAAGTGATTCACTACTGCCAGCACCGTCCGCCGCCGGATCTCCGCCTCCTGCCTGAGCGTCTTCCCGTCCGTCTTCCGTCCCGCGCCGTCCACCATCGGCAACTCGTTCCGCTTGATCATCTCGATCGCGACGATCGTCCCCCGCGCCATCGCCTCCTGGTGAAATCCCTCCTGCATAATGATCCCCTTCGCCGTCCCGCCCGCCGACGCCTTCCACACGTGGCCCTCTTCCCATCCCTTCAACTCGATCAACTTCGGATCGCGCTTTTTCGCCAGGGTAATATGCGTCTCCTCTTTCTTTTTCCAGCACACGACATCGAGACACAAATCCCCCGCCTTATCCTTCCCCTTCGCCAGATCCGGAAACAATTCGATCGCCGCCCCCGTCCGCTTCGGGCAGACTTCGCACGCGCCGCCAGGGAGCCCCGCGTCCGCTAAACTCCACGGCGCATCTTTCAACGCCAACATCGCGTTCCCCCGAATCCAGTCCCGCACCTCCCGCACCGTCAAGGAATCGTCCTCGATCCCGCCCGCCCCTCGACGCAGATATTGCCCCGCCAACGCCTCCTGCGCTTCCGCCGGCACGCGCCCGATCTGTAACGCGACGCCCGTCGAAATCCGCCGCGCCTCCAATTCCTTCCGCCACTTCGGAATCAACTGCATCAACCGGAGTCGTTGATAGACATACGTCGCGTCGTGCGCCTTCCCGATCTCCGCCGCGATCTGCACCGCCGTCAACCCGTCCACCTCCACCAACTTCTGAAACGCCGCCGCCTCTTCCAACGCCGTGAGACTCGCCCGCTGGATATTCTCCGCCAGATTCATCACCTTCGCGCGCGCATCGTCCGCCGTCACGATCCACACCCGCACCTCTTTATAGTTCAGCAATTGGACCGCCGCCAACCGCCGCGCCCCGCAGATCACCTCATATCCTGACGCCGCGCCGCGCCCGCGCACCACCAACGGCTGCAACAACCCGTCGTGCTCGATCGACGCCGCCAACTCCTGAATCCCATCCTTCTCGATCGCCCGCCGCGCATTCCACGGCGCCGCCTCCAAATCCTCCACCTTGACCGTCGCCGCCCGCCCCTGATTCACCGTCTCCTGGTCCGTCATGGTCGTCCCTTTCCGCTTCATTGATAGGTTAAAAAGAGTTCACCCGCCCCACACGCTCACGCCGCCTTCGTCCGCTTCCCTTTGAACGTATACGTCTCAAGGAACCGGCTCCGCCCCACCACGACGAAGCACGCCCGCCCCCTGGACTTCACCACCACCCCGAACGTCTCCGGCTCCGCCACCCCCAACGCCTCGATCGCCGCCGTCAACGTCTCGATCGTCGCCCCTTTCGCGCCGCCGTCAAACGTCCCCATCATCTTCCGCGTCTCCCCCATCCACTCCTCGGCCGCCGTCACCGAGAAGCAGAACAACGTCTCCGACCGGACCCCCGCCCCGCGCCGCGCCTTCACGCAGACCACCGGCCACTTCTCCGCGCGCTCCGTTCCCCGACGCGTACATGCCAACACCGCCTGACACCATCCGGAGATCTGCATCACGCGATAACTCGCCCCTTTCTTCGCGATCCGCACCTTGACCACCTTTCCCTTCCGTCGCTCCGTCCGATCCGTCTCGACCAACGCGACCATCGTCTTGCACTGCCCGATCGCGTAGGGCGTCTCGAAATCCAACGCCCCGCCCTGATTCGCCGGAAACCGCCCCGCCCCGCCGAAGTCTCGTGCACATTTATTTTCGAACATTTTCCAAAACGTGTTCTTTGCCATCGTCTCCGTCCTCCGTTTCATCGCCAACACTTTCCGATCCCGGCCCATCAGCATATTCTTCCGACAGAACCGCGCCGCCGTACCGCTCTATAAATTCAGAAAACTGTCGGCACGCCACCTCCCAATCCTCTCGAATAGATGGACATTCCTCCAGCATTCGCTTTAGCCCCCACATGATCCCGCCCGCCATTTTCTCCTTTCTGATCCTCAGCACCTCAACGCCGGGCAATGCGAGGCGCAACCATTCCAATTTGTCCTGACACGTCAACGAGCCCACCTCAATCACCGCACACAGTCGCCCATCCTTGAACACCGAGATATCTGGACGCATATAAGTCCCGCGTGGACCACCCTTCACGCGTGGTGTTTCATACTGAAAACTGTATCGATGCCCTTCGAATCTTTGCCGCACAAACAACATCGCGACCGTCACCCACGGACTATGTTCCGGCTTCATTCCTCGCGTCCCCTTCCGCTATCCTTTCCGTCCCCACTTCGCCAACAACACCGCGCGCTACGCCACCTATGGCCCCGCACCATCCACCGCCCGAGCCCCCTCCCACCGCACCGCATTACACACCGTGCACAGAAACTTCCGCGTCGGCAGATCACCGTGCGTGGAGATCTCCGCCCAAACATGCCCACACTCGACGCTCGACGCCGCGTCCTCGTCCGGCTGCTTATACTCCGGATTCGGCACTTCCCCGAACAAATGAAACCGCCCCGACCGCTGTTCCACCAATACCTTGATCGGCCGTTTCGCCATCCCTTCCGGCAGCGTGAACCCCACCGCCCAAATCGGCCCCCCCGGTGAATGCGACACCTGCCCCTGAAAGATCGCATTCTTCGTGATAAATTCCGGCGTCGCCCGCGCCGCTTCCGCCCGCTCCAACTCCGCGCGCCCCGCCTCTTTCCCGACCACCGTCAACTTCGGCCCGTCCCCGATGCCGTTCCCGCTCATCGTCTCACCTCCTCCCGCGTGGTTTGCTCGTGGCCCGCGTCACGCGCGTAGCGCCAATGTCGCCTCCTCCAACATCTGATTCTCTTTCTTCAATCGCGCGTTCTCGTGGCGGATCTCCGTCGCGAGACTCGCCGTCTGCGCCCGACTCGTCGTCACCTCGTCGATCAACGCGCGGAGGCGCGCCAGTTCAATAGCCTGCGCCTCGATGCAGGAATCTTTCGTCTGGATCTCGACGCGCAACGCCGCGTCGGTCTGCAACACGTCCTCCATGTGAATCTTGTGATCGCCCGCCATCACCACCATTTCCGACCGTGTCCGAACCATGATCATGCCTCCTTGGTTAAATGGTCCCGCCCCATCCCTCATCGCGCCCGCCCGTTACGTGCGACAGAACAACAAATAGATCCCCCACCCCGCCAACACCGCATTGAACACCGCCGCCACATATCGCCCGTACGGCCCCAACCGATCCACCCCGAGTAGCGTGGCATCGATCCCGAACAATCGCCCGACGAACGCCACGCTGCAAATCACGACGACCACCAGAATATAGCTCTTCATCGCGCCCGCCCCTTCTCCCATTCGATCAACCAGAACTCCGCCTCCGGCATCACCCGAAACACGCGAAACACGTGCGGCCCGAGATGCGGAATCAACGCGACATCGATCAACCGAATCCAATCCCGCAACATCAACCGTTCCAACGCGTCCTGTACGTCCTGCTGACAGTTCATCCCCAACGGAACCACGAACTTCTGCGTCTCGTCCGTCCGTAACTTCAAGATCGACGCCTCTGCCGCTTTTTCCAGCGCCGTCAATGGCCGTGTCATTCCCTCACGTCCTCCGTCCCGCGTTCATACCGCAACACCGCCGCCTGCAATTCCGTCAACCACATCCGCGCATAGTCCGCCGCCAGATCCGCGCGCTGCGCCTCCCCGACGTTGGGATTGACCAGATTCCGCAGATACACCCCCGCGATCGTCGCCAACGTCTCCACCACCCACAACCGCTGCCGCGAAATGAGTACATCAGGCTCGCCCGTCCCCGCGCCGAGGTGTTGCAGATCGATCCCGCGCCCCATCTCGGAGATCAATTCCGTCATACTCCCGCCGCGCACCCGCCAGAGCGGATCGTGCTCTTTCCCCAACCCCGCCGCGCCCCATTCGCGCCGCGCCTCCTCGTGCGCCGCCTGCATCGCTGACAACGCCTGCTCCACGAGGATCGAGAACCCGCGCAGATTCCCCACCACCAATTGCTTCTCGTACTCCGTCGCCTCCGCGCTCCATCGCAACGCCTCCACATACTGCTCCACCATCGCGTCCGCCACCACCCGCGCATTCGATTTCTCGTCCGTCATATCCGCCCCCTTTCTACTGATCGCCGTTTGATGCGTCGTCCCCATCGATCCGGATCGTCCGCGTCTCGATCAACGCCTCCAGCGCCGGATACTTCGCAATCAGATCCCGCGCCAGATACGCGTTGAAGTTATTATTGATCTTGTACCCGTCCTCGTCCTCAACCCACGTCGTCAACACTTCCCACCGGACCCGCTCCGTCAACAACCGCACCCCGAACCGCCGATGTTTTCCCGCCATCTCGAGCGCGAATCGCTCGATCAGCTTCCGGACCTCCGGATGCGTCTCCAACCATCGCCGATAGGCCGCTTCCAACTCGTTCCGGACCGGGTCCACCCCGTCCATCGTCAATTGTTCCATCCGGCGCCCTCCCTTGGTCCCCTATTCGGTCCAGGAGGGTCGGATCGAGCATCGTCGCGCGCAGACCGTGCGACGACGGGACCCCCGATCCGATGCCTCCCCCCTGAACCCCGAACGCGCCACCCGCGCCCGGTCCGCCGCGTCTCGATCGACTCGTTGGGTATCCCTACCCTGAGAACGTCCATCGGGTCGCCCCTCTCCGTTCTCGCCCGTCGTCGCGACGCGGACACTTTAGCGCGCCTGATCCGCCATCGACAGAATCTTGCGCACGTCCTCACCCTTGACCGTCTCCGCCTTCAACAACTCCCGCAACCGTTCATCCGCCGCCAACGCGCGCAACGTCGCGTCGTGCGCCATCCGCGCCAACCCCTTCGCCGCATACACCGCCGCCGCCTTTCGCGCCTGATCGCGCGCCGTCGCCGCTTGAATCGCTTCGAACGTCGCCATCCCGAACTCCTCGACCGTGATCCCCACCGGACGCGCGCCCTGGATTTCCTTCACCATCGCCCGCGTCGCCGCGCCCTCTTGAACATTCGCGCCACACTCACACGGGTATCCCTCAATCGTCTTAAAGCACATGACGCACGCGATCATAGAAACCTCCCCGCGCCACCGCGCTCCGCTCTGAGCTTAATTTCCTTTCTGATCCACGATCGAAACGACGCCTGCCAATCCGCCATCGGCTTCCCGTTCGCGGCGTAATGATCCCGAAACTCCGCCGCCAACGCGTGCGGGTTCAACTTCATCGCCTTCGCCATCGCCACCGCTTTCGCGTCCGGTTCGAATCCCTCCGGTAACAGACTTTTCGCCCGCGTCACCGCGCGCGCGGGAGCGCCGCCAGGCGCGGCTCCCTCCCCTCCGGTTGGAATTAACGAAATCTGTGAAGACGAATTAAGAGAAGACGCGCGCGCGTCAATATAGCGAGATCCCGACCTGTGAAGATTTTTCACAGGTACCTGTAACGATTTTTCACACCTACCTGTGAAAGTTTTTCCTAGGTCCCTCGGTGACATCAATCGATACTCCAGCCCCGTCTGATCCCCCGCCGTCCCCATCTTCTCCACAAGCCTCCGCGTCTCCAAGTCCGTCAAATGCGACACCATCGTGCGCCGTGAGGAACACGTCAACCGCGCCAGATCGTGCTGCGTGATCCGCGCCACAAACTCCCCACCCGCTTCATGGACCGCCTCATGCACCAACACGTGCAACGTCCACTTCAACGCCGCTGGCATTTGTTGCGCCGCCACCCACGCGAACGCGTCGAACAATCCCCACGCCATTACAGCAACGACCCTTTCGCTTTGACTCCATCCGCCTCCGCGTTCATCGCATCGATCGCGAGACTCAACCCCTTGAGGTACAACGCCGCCCCCGCCGCCGTGAGATCGTCCCGCCGATCCAGATGCAACTCCGTCCAGATCTCCGCCGCGCGCCCCCCACGCCCGCCCGCGATCAAGATCGATTCCAACATTTCGATCTCTTCGCGCGTCTCCGTCGAAATATACCCCAACCTGCCCAACACCTCCGCCATCGCCGCGCCCTTCGTCTCCGGTTGCGACGACGCCGCGATCGCCGTCGCCTCCTCCGGATCGGGCAGATCCCGCGCCTCTTCCACCGTATAGAATCCCGCCAACACGTCTTGGAAATTGTCGCGCATATTGAACGACCGTGGACGCCACATCAGCATCCGCTTCGGGGATTTCTTCCAGGGTTCTTTGATCTCCCACAACCCGCCATCGATCGCGTCTTGAATCGAAAACGTGAACACCTTCTCCGGATCGCCGCGCCGCTTCATCACACAAAACGCCTTGACAATCTTCCCCTGCTGATGCGCCGTCACGATGTCGAAATCGTCGCCGCGCTGCCGCTCCCCGTCGATCTCATACCACTCTTCAAACTTCTCCAACAACCCCGACTTCCGCACCAACGCCAACCCCATATCCCCATACACCGACGTGGCCCCGTTCACGACCAGAATATGCGACAACGATTCCGTCGGCGATAATCCCAACCGCGCGCCGCGCTCCACCTTGAAATACACGTTGGCGGAATTCCCGCGATCGTCCCTCGGGATCGAGTTCGATTTCGCCAACCATTCACAAAATCGCATCCGCTCCGCCATCGGCCACTCCGTAATCGGACGCTGATAATACCGATCCAACTCCGTCACCGGCACCGCGCCCGCCGGGAGCGGCACTTCATATTCCACGATCTGCATCGGGCTCGGCTTCACCGCCGCCAACGGATTCGCCATCTTCTCGATCTTCCCTGGCTGTTTCGTTCCCGTCTCCATACTGGTCCCCCTTTGGTTGAGAAAAAAACCGATCCACCAACAGCGACAGACTTTTCCCCACCGCCTTCCCGCGATTCGCCCGCCGCTGCACCACATGACTCTGCTTCTGGCTCGCGCCCATCGATCCGTTTTTGATCACAACGCCTCCGCCACGATCTTCCGCCGCGTTCGCTCCGCCGTCGCCGCCGGGATCTCCTCGATCTCCTCGTCCGTCTCGCGCAGATCCGCGATCGTCAACCGCCGATTTGGATTCGTCGTCACCGTCGCGAGATACGCCGCCGCAAACTCCCGTTGCAGTTTTTTATAATCCACCGACCGCCGCGAGCCCGCCGACCACTTCGCCCGCGCCGTCCCGAGGATATACGCCCGCTCCGCCTCTTTCATTTCGAACATCAACCACGTCTCGTGCTCCTCCATTTTCTTCTCGATCGTCTGCTTCGTCTTCCGCAACCTGAGATATTGCGCCATTCGCGCCATCGCGTTCGCATCCGTCAACACCCGCTCCACCCCCGCCACCGGCACCGGATACAACACCCGCGCCAACGCCTCCCCCAACGCATCGAACGACGCCCCCGGCGGATCGTTCGTCTGGACGCGCTCCCAGAACTCCACTTCGGCGCGGAATAGCAGATCGATCACCGTCTGGTCCCGCGCCACGTCGAAAAATTCAAACTCCGATCCGCCGAACAACACCGCGAACGTCACGAACGCCAACCCGCTGATCCCGAGGTAATGCTGCGCCTGCAAGTAATATGAATCCGGCACCCCAGATGTTTCCCATTCCCGCCGCTTCGTGAAAAACGCCGTCTTGATTTCCAACAGCCCCTTCTCGACGCGCACGATCCGCCGCCCGCGCTTGACCGGTTCGATCGCGCGCCACGTAAACCCGTCCACATGCCCGCAGAGAAACGGGAAGACCGGATGCCGCAGAAACGTCCCGCGCCGCGTCGTCCGCTTCGTCACCGCGCGATAATAGCGCCGGATCGGTCCCTCTAGCAGTTTGCCCCATCGAATGACATTCTCCGCGCCCTTCCCATACTGATCCGGAATCTCCCCGCGCTTTTCATAGAACAACGTCAACGGACGCTTGAACGTGGACACGCCCGCAATGATCCCCGCGTCCGTCCCGCCGATCCCGCTCCGCCGCTCCGCCAGGAATCCCGTTTGAATCAGATTGTCGATCATACGACGCTCCGCTGACACTCCGCGCAGAACGTCCGCCCGCCCGCGTTCCGCAAGACACTACTCAACACCTGACACCGCCCGCACTGCCACGGCGGCCAACAAAAAACAAGGCCGGTGGTCGCCATGATCACGACCATCGGCCCCTTTAACAGATTCGGCGCTTGAATGACATTCGACGCGCCCGCGCGCTTCTGAGGTGAGTCTGTCACGGTGGTCCTTCCGTTCAGAGTATGAAATGCAAACCCGTCCGCCCTTCTACGCTACTCTTCCGCCGTCGTCAACCTTTATTTTCTTCCACCAACGCGATCTTCCGCCGGACGCGATGCGAGATCTCCGCCGCCGGATACGCCCCCAACTTCTCCCGATAGTATTTCGCCCGCTTCCGGTAATAGCGCATTTTATGTACCGACACCAACACCCGCCGATCCCACCACTCTTCAGCTTTCTCCGCCGCCGTCAATCGTTTCGCGATCTCTTTCTTCGTCATACCAGCACCAACACTTCATGCCCGCTGAAATCGAGGAACACCCATCCCAGATACACCCCGCGATCGTATTCCGGACGCGCCGTCGTGAACGTCCCCCACTCCACCCCCCTCGCGTCCTTCATCGGCGGATTCACCACGAACGACCCGGGAAACTCCCCCGCCGCTAACCCGAAATCGGCACACCGCACCACGAACCCCCGCCCCGGCACCACATGATCCGCCCTGATCGTCAATCGATGATGCCCCATTCCACTCCGCAACGCGTCGCCCATCGCTCCACCGTTCCCTTCTGGCGGCGGGAGTCACCCCGCCGCCGGTCCGCCCGTTTACTCCTCCAACCGAATCTTTCGCGACGGACGCGCGCCGATCGCCGCCGTCAACTCTTTCTTGAGATCCGCGAACGTCGCCGCCAGTTCCTGCCGCAACCCTTTAGATTCGCGAATCGTCTCGACATCGACGCCGCTGACCACCGCGCGCGCCCGCTCCACGATCACCTCCAAATCCTGATCCCGCGTCAAATTCCGCGCGCCGAACAGATCCAACCATTCCTGAAACTTCGCCACCGCGCCCGGTCGCAACGCCTGCGCCTTCTCCCCCTCCCGCACCGTCAACCGCTCCACCAACCCGTTCACCAACTCCGCCATCTCCTGATACAACGCCGCCGTGATCGTCCCTTTCGTCTCCTCCCACACGTTCCGAATCCGCGCCACCTCCTCCTGATACATGACGCCGCTGATCCCCTTCAGCGATTCCGGCGCGTTCAATTCCATCATCATCGTCGAAACCCAGAACCGATCACGGATCTCGCGCGCCACCGGATAATCCGCTTCATCGTACAGATCCCCCAACGTCCGGCGCATTTCCTCCCGCTGCGCCGGGTATACCTTCAGGAACGCGGCAATCAATTCGTCCCGCGTCTCCTGATAATCCTTCAACCATTCCATCGTCCCGCGTACCAACTCGATCGGCAACAGATACACGCCCCGCCCCAACGGAGACGGCACGCACTGCCGCAACACGAATTCCCGCGCCTCCGTGTCCGCTTTCGCGATCGCCCGATATTCATCCGAGTCAAGAATCCGCTTCCGAACATGGATCAGATTTTTATGCGCCGTCGTCTCCACCTTCGCCGTCTCCGCCGTCTTCCGGATTCTCCATTGCCCGATCTTCAGCGAGAACAGAATCGCCTCCCGCTGGAGATCCCTGATCACGTCCGTCCCGTTCGTCGCCTCTTCCGCGATCACCGCGCTTGCCGTCCGCTTCATCACAGCACCTCCCTTTCCAAGTATTCGACTTCCGCCGCCAACGCCTCTGCCCGACTCTTGAACGGTCCCAACACCGGACCGCCGACGGGTGAGAGATCCGCCGCCCATCCCTTGAAGCAATCGAATTCATCGACCGGCTCGACATGACTCGCCCGCGTGATCGTCACCTTCCCTTCGCCCATGATCGCGCTGAGATCATCCGCATAGATCAACGTGATCGTCCCCGCGTTATCAATGACGAGCTTTTGCATTTTCCACCTCATGGTATTCCGCCGTCAGTTGATCGCCGACCGTCTTCCCCAACGCCTTCTCGATCTCCGCCGTCACCGCCTTGCACGTCTTCCCCTTCACGCACCCGACGCCCACCGACGCCCCACCCTCTTGATCGATCACAATGGTCACTGTTTGCATTTCCGTTCCCTCCCCTTATCGCTGCAACCGGAGTTCAACTTTGCCGTCCTGTCTCGTCGTCGTCGTCACGCGGAACCCTTGACGCCGCGCCGCCCGCGTCGCCACCTCGACCGCATAGCCTTGTTTCAACTTCTCCGCCTTCGCCCCCACCTTCTCCGTCAATCCATAGCCGCCATTCCATGAATCCCACAACAACAGAAACCCCGCGCCGCCATCCTTCCGCGCGCAGACCCCGATTTCATACGCCGTCTTATTCCCCGCGATCCGCAACGCGTGCGCGCACGTCCCCAATTCGTACTTCGAAAACCCCGCCGGGAGCTGCGTATCCCCGACGCTCCGTCCATACCACTTGTACGTTTTCTGCCCCTCCATGAACTCCATCCCCAACTTCTCCGCCGCCGCCTTCAACGCTGCCAGGTCCTTGATCTCGATCTCGATCTTCGCCACATGACTCATGGTCCCGTCTCCCTTCGACAACGGGCGGGAATCACCCCGCCCGCCGCGCCGCCCATTTTTAGATGCTGATCTTCCGTCCCTTCGTCTCCACCTTCCGCTCCCGATCGAACGTCCCCGCATAACTCGCCGACAGAAACCGCGCGTGCGCCGTATCCCGCAGCTTTTTGATCGCCTCCGGATTCGACTTCGCCACCGGGGTGATAAACTGCGCCGCCGCGACCAACGACGCATTCAACCGCCACGCGATCTCGCAGCAGTTCCGGATATCCGCCCCCGTCCATTCTGCATCGTCCGGCATCTCCCGCGCCTGATCCGCGCGGACCTGATACCGCTTCATCTGTAACGTCCAAATCGCCGCGCGCTCCACCGCGTCCGGCAGATCGAAATACCACAACCCGAACCGGAACCGCCGCCGCAATTCCGGCGGCAACGTCTCCAACCGATTACACGTCGCCACCCAATACGCGCCCGATCCCGCCACCGCCTTCAACACCCGCACGATCCCCCGAACCCGCGCCTCCGACTGCCCAACCAGCGATCCCTTCGCCGCCCCCAAATCCAACGCGATCGTCGGCACGTCATGTGTCGCCCCCAACGCCTGCGCGAACATACTTTTTGCACACCCTGGCGGGCCGACCGCGATCTGCCCCGTCCACGCGTTATCTTCCATTGCCTTGAGCAACACCCCTAACGCGTCCTGCGCCACGCCCGACGAATCCCCCACCTCCCCCGTCGCGCCGCCCAACGCCTTCTCGATCTCGTCGAGGAACACGACGCACGACGGACGCGCTTGACCTTTGAAGATCGACGCCCCGAACGCCTTGACGTTCTCGATCCCGCCGATCTCCGCGAACGTCGCCGATCCCCGCACGACGGACAGACCCGGCGTCAATTCGATCATCTTCCGCTTCCGTTCCCACAACTCCACCCGATCGACGCCCGCCTTCGTCAACGCCATCGCCGCCGCCTGCTCCGACTGAAACGCCGCCAACCCCCTCGACGCCGATATCAGATGGTCCAAATGCCCCTCCGTCGGCGCACTCATCCCCGCGTCTTCATAGACCCCCTTGACGATCGCCCCCAACTCCTGATCGCTCGGCAACGGCTCCTCCAGCACAATGACATCGCGCTCCAACTCGACCGGCAACCGGAGAAACGGGGCGAGTAACACCAACGTCCGCCCCTTCGCCTTATTCCCGTCTCGCAGATTCGCGATCGCCTGCGACACGCCCGCCTCGTCAATGACGCGGTGGATATTCCGCGCGAACACAATCGCATCGTCCGGAAACCCCACCGCCAAATCCAACGCCTCGACGACGTTGACCGTCCGTCCCTTCAACTCCGTCGGATCGCTCGCGATCTTCGCCAACACCGCCGCGCCCGCTTCATTCATCGCCGTGAACCCTCGGACGATATCCCATCCGATCATCGCCGCCTTCCCATTCTTCCCCGTCGCCGCCAACACCCGAATCGTCGCCTCTTGATCCGGCGTCTCGATCCCCATGATCGGCACCCCGACGCTCCGCCCCTTCTGAAATTGGGTTAAGTGGTCCATGCTCTCCCCTCGACTTTCTGGCGCCGCGCGCCATTATGAATTGACCGCCACCGCTCGCCATGTCGCCAACGGTTTGTGCTTCAACGTAAACTGCGACTTGCCTTCCGCCGCCCGCCGCTCATTGATCGTCGTCTCTAACTGAATCAACGCCTCGAACCGCTCCGGCAGATCCACCGCCATATGATCCCGAAACCAGTCAATATTGCGCATCGGACAGAACCAACACGCCGAATGCGGCGCGCGCTTGACGCCCATTCGATCGAAGACCGCGTACACGTCTTCCCGCGTCGTAATCCCCATCGCCCCCAACGGGAACGCATTCACAAAACCCTTCATCTGATTCCGCCCGCCCTTCACGCGGTGCGCTTCGTCGCCGCGAAACCCGATGCACATTTGAATCGCCTCCCCTGGATAGGTCGCCTTGACGTACCGCGTGATCGGGACGATCTTCGTCTTGTCCGTGCACCATTTCATAATCCGCGAGGGAATCCGTTCGTGGCCCGTCTCCTGACAATAGTCAAACAACGTCTGATAGCGCGTCTCCGGATTCGTCCGCCACGACAACACCGTGATTTCCCGCCCGAACCGCTCGCGCACGATCGCTTGGAAATAGGGGAGGTAGGCATACGTCTCATCCGCCTCCGAGCCCGTATCAGAAAAAATGATTTCGTCGATCACCTTGATCGTCGGATGCTCGCCCGCCAACATCGCCAACACCATCGCCCCCGAATCGCGTCCGCCGGAATAACTCAGAATGGTCCGCATGATCTCGCCCCCCCTTTTTAATTCGACCGCTTCACCGTGATCTGGAACTCCGATCCGTCCGACAACTTCAAAACGAACCCCGCGTCCGCCGTGAGAATCCCCGCGTCTTCATACGTCTCGACGCGCGCCACATTGATATCCTTCCCGTCCTCGTCCACCGCGAACTGCGCTTCCAAATCCGCGTCCTCGATTAGACTCGCGATCACGCCCGCGCATTCCGTCGAATTCATGCTGTCCATTTTGATCTCCCTTCCCGCGCACCTCCGAAGAGGTGCGCCGTTCGCCCGTTTACCGATTCGCTTCCGGATTCAAATACGATTCCGCGTCCGCCGGATACTCCACCTCATTGACGCGCGTCCCATACTTCGCGATCGACGCCCGCGCCAACTTCTCCGTCGCGTACCCCATCGAGTTGTTGATCTTCGAATTGAATCCGCAATGCCCCATCGTCACGTACCACCGCCCGACATATCGCCCCACCATATACTCGACCGCGCCCGCGCCCTTCCCTTCGCAATTACAGGGAAACGTGTCGCACTCCCGCCGATTCGCCCGCACGATTTCACCGTTCATGTGGTCCCCCATTGCGCGCCCCTCCGAAGAAAGGCGCGCGCCGCCCGTTAGATGTTCGAATTTCCGCTGGTGTGCCGCCGCCCGATCGCCACGCGCTGATGATAGGGCAGAGATTTCTTGACCGCCGTCGGCTCCTCCCCCATCACCTTCCGGATCAGATCCCGATACTCGACCGCGTACTGCGTCATGCCCGTCCAGATCATCGCCTTCCCGTTGAACTCGCCCCGATACGACACCGTGGATTCTTTTCCCGTGAACGGGGACAAAAACACCACCATATCGTTTGGATTTAGGTCCGCTCTTTCCATCGCCGCCTCCCTTTCGTCGTGATGTTCTACGTGGAACATTCTCGCCACCTCTTCAACATCTGTGGTGCCGGGTAGGGTGTCTTTCTCGGTTGATTCCCCCCGCTCTATTGCGCCCATCCGTTTCTAGTGGGCTCTGATTTTTTCGACCGCCGCTCTCTCAACCAACCTCCCATAAAAAGAGTACGTTATTTCTACGCGCAGCACAAGAGTCTACGAATATATTTCTTTTATCGTAACCTGTTGATAAGCCTACATGCCTCAGATTTCGATAAACTATCGCCACGGCGAACGACGCGAATCGACGCAATCGACCGCCCGCACAACGCACAGAATCGCCCCCAGATGCACGCATCTGAAAACGCGATCCACTCTATTCCTTTGATGGAGATCGCTCCGCTACGCCGGAGCTGCGCGCTTGACACTGGTCAGAAACGGAAAGGAGGGAGAGACGAGAAAACCCAGGCCGGTGAACCTAGATCGATCGAGGTGGACCACTCCCCGCTCGTCTCCCCCATGTTTCTTTTATGGCTTGAGGTGGCTCCGGATCGAAAACAATCCGAACCCTTCCAACAACCAGAACACCACCGCGAACACCGCCACGACGAGAATGATCTGTTTGAAGATCGCAGGCATCGACACCAACGTGATCAACAACCCCACCAACACGCCGACGATCGCGACGATTAACACAGCGTAAATTGGATCCATTTTTCTTTTTCCTTTCTCACGCAGGCGGACGGATCGCCGACACCACCGCCGACGATGGAATGGAATTCGCGAGCATCTGATCTTTCTGCCGTCCGTTCTGCGTCGTCCCAAACCAAAACGCCAACACCGTCGGCACCGCGCCCGCGAGGACCCCGATCAACGTCAACAACACTTCGCCCCCTGGATCTTTCGTGCTCGGAATCCCATGCACGATCATCACCCCCAACAGCCCGAAATACCCGCCGACGATCACGCACGTCAAGATCCCCGGCCATGGACTTTGTGTCGTCATTTGCATCGTCCGCGCGGATTGAATATCCGAGATCTGCGTTTTGTACGCGTCCAATTCCATCCGCGCTAACTCCATCTTCATCTCTTGCTTTTCGGTGTCCGACAAATGAAACCGATCAATCATCGACCCGACCCCATCGAAGATGCCCGCCACGACTTTCTGCCCCGTCTCCGAGATCACCCCCGCGGGCGTCGTCCCTGATAGGAAATCCAACCATCCCATGATCGCCGCCTCCTATTCGTTCACCTTCGCGCGCTCCAACGCAATCCCCACCGCTTTCCCTTGCGCGAAATTCAGCGCCGCATGATCCCGCTTCCATTGTTCCAGCCCGCCGTTGACCATCTTCGCCGTCTGCCCCGACATCAACGCCGCCTCCTGCGCTTTCAGAAACGACAACAGACTGAGCGTCGTCGGTCCGAGAAACCCCAGAATCAACGTGATCACCACCGTATGATCCTCATTCGGTCGGAACAACGCCAACGCGACAATCGCCCCCACGCCGAGGATCGCCATCACGACGACCGCCAGAATATACGGCCACGCTTTTCCGCAATTCGCTGAATTCATCTCCGTCGCCCTCCCACTGTCCGCTCGATCGATTGATAGACTGCGCCCCCGTTCCCGCGCCTCTTATACCACGACCGGCGCGAGGCCGGTGCGTAACATTTCCACCAACCGCGTCGCGCGCGATTCCTGTACCTGATGCGCCCACGGCAACGTACTCAATCGCTCCGCCGCCGCGTTGAACTCGTGCGCCTCGATCAACTTCAACGTCTCCTTGAACCGCAGCAACTTCGCCGTCTCGATCGGCGTCAACACCCCCATATTGAACCCCAGATCCACCAACACGTCCTGCCGCACCGGATCGAGCCCCCGCCACCACGGCAACGCCTGATCCAATTCATCGCGCACCCGTCCAAGATCGTTCTGGAAGAGGTACTGCGACTCCTCCCGCGTGATCCCTACGTCTTCGATATTCCGCCCCACCCCGATCGTCAACTTCCCCTTCTTGACACACTCGCACGAGCGCCACGCCCGCCCGCAGCAATCCACATACGGAAACAACCGCTCGCCCTCTTCCATTTTTAACTGCTCCTCGATCGTCATGGGCGCGCCACCTCCCACCCGGTTAAATATCTCGGACCTGCATCAACAAATCGTCTTCGAGGATCGTCCCATTCGAACACGTCGCGAGATACGTGATCTTGTAATCCGTTCCATCCGCGCCGCCTTTGATCATCGCCGTGATCCGCGTATCCGTCACCGTCGGCACTCCCTCGATCATCGTCCCCGTGAGATCCGTACCGGCCGTATACACCCGCACCTTCACGTCCGCGAACTGCACCACCTCGCCCTCCGGCAAGCGATCCGTATACTCGATCCCCTTCGGAATCTTTTCCGCCGTTTGCTTTTCGAACGTCTCCGTAAACGTCATACGTCCCCCCCTCCCAATCGCCCGCTTGCGGGCAACGTATAGATCCGCTCGCGCGCCTCCACCGCATACGTCCGCGCACGCGCCGCCAACTGAAACCGCCGCACCCGTGATTGGACGACACTCGTCGCCGTCCATTTGAAATTGGCCCCCAGATTCCCCCGACAGACCATCCCCGTGCAAATCCGCCCCGTCAAAAACGCGACATTCAGCAACGTCGCTTCACGCGCCACCGCGCCGCTTCGCACCTTCCCGCCCAATAAGACCTTCGAATTCGGAACGCCGCCGCGCGCCACCGCGCCCGATCGAATCGTCCCAAGACAACTCACCTTCCCGCCGAGGAATCCCGCCTGGACCCGCGCCCCGCTCCGGATCGTCCCGCCGACTAACGTCTTCAAGCGTAACGTCGCCGCTTGCGCCCGCGCGCCGGACCGGATCACGCCCGCGCCCGCCGTCCGCAGATTGATCCACGCCGCGCCCGCCCGCGCCCCGCTCCGGATCGTTCCCCCCATCGCCGTCTTCCCCGTCAGCGCCGCCCCATTCACCCGCGCCCCCGCGCAGATCGTCCCGGCGATCTTCAGATTCGGCGTCGCGAATCCCAACGTCGCCGCCTGGACGCGCACGCCGCTCCGGATCACGCCCGCCGTCGCCACCTTCCCCGTGAGGACCGCGCCATTCACCCGCGCCCCGCTCCGGATCGTTCCGCCGGGGAATCGATACTGCAACGTCCCGAGCGTCCGCGCGATCGCGCAGATCCGTCCCGCGAATAACGGCATCCGGCTTCCGAGATTCCCCGCCACCACCGCGCCGGAGCGGATAATCCCGAAGCCGAGAATAAACAACTGCGGCGACTTCATCGTGAGGACGGCGCTTTGCGCCACCCCGCCCGCGCGGATCTTCCCGCCAGGGAACCGATACTGCAACGTCCCGCGCAATCGCGCGCCCGCGCGAATGATCCCCGCATTGAACCGCAACACGAACCGCGTCCCGATGATCAGCCGCGCGCCCGCGCGGATCTTCGCCGCCGTGAGCGATTGCACGAACCCGCCGCCCGTGATCGTAATCGCCGCGCCCTTCAACCGCGCGCCCGATCGGATGGGGCCCGCCTTCGCCGTCATACTGATCGAGAGCGCCCGCAACCGCGCGCCGCTCCGGATCGTTCCGGCCAGGAACACCTTCGAACCGCTAAAGAGTTGGAGCGTCGCCCCCTTCACGCGCGCGATCACGACAATCGGCGCCACGTCGTACACCAACGACAGACGACCCGTCAGCCGCGCCGGGACCACGATCCGCCCCGCACACGCCACCTTCGGCCCCGTAATCGGAACGTCGAGCGTCGCCCCCTTCAGCCGCGCCCCGCTCCGGATCGCCGCCGCCTTATACGCGAGACTGATCGACAACGACAACGCGCGCGCGCCGCTCCGGATCGCCGCCGCCGCCATCAACGACGACAATCGCGCCGCTTGAATCACCCGCCCGCCGCTCCGGATCGTCCCCGTCACCGACACCTTGCCCGTGAGCAACGCGCTCACCGCCCGCGCGCCCGATCGGATCTTGGACGCCGCCATTAACGACGACAATCGCGCCGCTTGAATCACCCGCCCGCCGCTCCGGATCGGGGCCGCGGCCATCAACGACGACAACCGCGCCGCTTGAAGCACCCGCCCGCCCGCGCGGATCTGTCCCGCCATCGACACTTTGCCGGTGAGGAGCGCGCTGACTGCGCGCGCACCCGCGCGAACCGGCATCGCTCGGTAACACAGACTGATCCCCGTCGAAAACAATCGCGCGCCCGCGCAGATCGTCCCCGCGAGGAAGACTTTCGCCCCTAATACTTTTGGTTGAGGGAGGAGACGATACCGTGAACCGAGACGATTAGGCTTGCTGCGTCCTTGCATCTCGGCTCACGCTCCGCCTTTAATTGAGGGAGGTTACTTCCAAATCCTGGCACCACATGTGTTCCGCCGTCGATCCGGACCGCCTGAATTGAAGACTGACGATCAACGCCGCCGTGAGATCGCACGCCCCCGACACGACCGCCGTCGCCGCCGGAATCAAAAAGAATCCCGCCGCGTTCACGCCCGTATTGAAGAACCCTTTGCCCGTACAGAACAACGTCCCCGTCGTCCCCAACGAACGCGTCTGGACATAAAAATCCACTTCCCAGGAGACCGTCGTTTGCGACGCCAACAACGTCAACGCCGCCGACGACTGCAAGATCACCCCATTCGCATCAGCGCCCGTCCCGTAATAAATATCGAACACGCCGTTCCCAGGCGTCAACACCGTCGTGATCTTCCCGAACGCGCGAACCCGAATCTTGCGCCCGGTATCATTAAAGAACCCCGCCCCCAACACCGGAAACATCGACGCGTTGTAGAGCGCCTTCGCCGTCGCCGCCAACGTGATATCCGGCCCGTCGCCTGAAATGTGCGGTGTGAGCAGATCGTTATAATATGGCCCCTGCATCGCGCGCCCTCCTATATCTGAATGACGATCGCGCCGATCGCGAATTCCGGCGTCGCATTCGTCGCCACCGTCACCGCCTTATATGAGATGAACAATCCCGATCCTCCCACCGTCACATCGACCGCCGCGCCCCCTGATGTCGTGGACAACTTGAACAGATCCGCCGTCAAGCCCGCCGCTAACACGAAGTAGGCCGTATTCTCCGACAACCCCGTAGGCGTCGTCCCGCCTGGCGCGGCCAGAAAATACACCCGCTGATCCGTCTGCAATCCGTGCGCGATCGAATGAATGAAATCGTCCGTCTGGCCGACGCCGAACACGGGCGGATCGGTATCCAACATCCCGATCGCGTGCAACGTCCCCGCCGTCGCTGCGGACCAGATCCCATAGCCAATCTGATCTTCATTCGATCCCGTATTCTGCGGAAACGTCACCGCCGCTGAATTCGACTTCTGCCGCCCCGCCACGGGCGACGTGTCCGCCGCCGCCCCATACGTGATCGCCGGACGCGTCCCGTACCCCGTATACGCCGCCTCCGTCACCGTTCCCGCGCGCCAGTTCGTAAACGACTTAATGAGCCCGACGAACCCGCCCAAATTTCCCAAACACGTGTCCCGCAATGAAGTTGTCAACATCGCCCCACCCTCCTTGTGATTGAACTCCCTCCGCCCCTACTTGATTAACACCTTGACAAACGGCTCGTGCTGGTCCGCCCCGCTCGCGCTCGCCTTGAACGTCGCGATGCCCGCCTGCATAAAGCCCGTGGAATTGCTTACGCCCCAATTAAACGTCGCCGACTGCGCGCCGACGCCGCTGACCTCTTTCCAGGCATGCAGGATCGGGAGATCCGACGCGAGATTGACCACCTTTTGCAGGGTCGTGAATCCGGACACCGGATCGGTCCAGAGCACGTCCGACGTGCTCCCCGCCGTCGCGCCCAACGTGCAACAGATCACCACCAATTCGTTCGCCTGCGCCGTGCTCGCCGTCGTCCCCGTTACTTGACTCGTCGCCGACGAACTCCCGTTCGTCGTGGCGCTCGCCGCGACATCGAAACTCGACGACGTGAGCGGGGAGAATTCCGTCAACGTTGCGTGCTGCGAACTCACCGACGACATCGTGAGCGTATGCGTCCCCGCCGAGGCGTTCGTCACGTAGAAGATCGCCACGCCGAGATCGTGCGCGTTCACGCTATCATTCGACGGAACGGGCGACACCGCCACATTGACCGTGTTCCCGCTGGAGTCGGTCGGCGTCGGGAAGACCGCATCCGTGCCGGTGTCCCGATAGTAGCCGACCATCAGGACGAGCGTGTTCCCCGCCGTCACGCCGTTCAACGTGATCGTATTCGTCGCACTGTTCACCGACTGCACGTTGGTGATCGACATTACAACACCTTCACTCCCGTTGGAACCGCGGGCGGCGTGATATCACCGGATTCGTAGTACCCGCAATCGGGCGCCGCCCCGTTGAATAATTGCCCCACGTCCGCGCCCTTATCGATCGCGAACGCGCCCGGCGCCAGCGTGTAATCATGCGTCCCCGCGTTCGTGAATCCTGGCGTCGTACTCTGAAGATTATTCGTGAACGTCACACCCGCTGGAGGCGTCCCGTTACTCTGTTGGTTGAAATAGATATTGTGATCGATCAACACATTCATCGTGCCGACGGAGGCGTAATGCACCATGGCAATTTTCGACTGATACGAAATGTTGTTCTTGATCGACCCACTCGCGTTGCCGCACAGGATGATATGCCCCGCCGTCCCGTCCGTCGTCCCATCCATCGTGTTGTTGTTGATCGCGAAGTTGATGTTATCGCCAGGGAAAATATGGATCGGCCACCCGCTCCGGATATCGTACATCTGATTGCGCCGCGCGATCAGATTCGTCGAGCAGTCGATATACAGGGCATGATCGTGTTGCGTGATCGTGGTCCCACACCCTGATTCTCCGTTCAACAACCGCCCGATGGAATAGATCAGATTATCTTCGACGATCGCATCAATGACGGGGCTCCCAGGCTGCCCGATCAACAACCCAGAGAACCCAAACGGAGAATTGGAACAGACCGTCCGCCCGATATGATGAATCTTATTATTCCGAACCTCGACGCCCGTTGGGCTGGGGAACGCGAGCCCGATCCCGTGATACGCCACGCTCGTGCCGGACTGTCCCGCCCCGCCCGTGATCTCGAAACCTTCGATCTTCCAGTAATTGGCGGACGCGAGTATGCCATAGTTCGATCCCGCTTGACTGCCCGGCACCGTGATGATCGCCCCATACTGATTCAGACTTCGCATCGTGATCCGGTTCGCGAGCGTGCCGGCGACGGAGCTGCGACTCGCGACGGAGATATAACAAACGATCCCCCCATTGGAGCCCGGCTCCGTATACGTCCCATCATTCACCAGAATCAGATCACCAGGCGCAACGGGCGATTTCGTCGCGCGCTGTGGCGTCAACCACGCGCCCGTCGTCGCGTTGTTCGTATTATTCAGGCCGCTCGCCGTGTCGTGGCCGTCTGTCCGCACGTAATACGTCGCCATCTGATTCCCCTACGGACACCAATGAAAGATCCTGCACATCGTCTTCCGCCAGCCCCGGACCGCTAGACAACACTCAGGCCAGTCGGGGCTTGGGGAGGGACCACGTTCACGACCTTGTTGACGTTCGCCGAATGCAACGACTCGTTCCCCGCCGTATCCACCGCCGTGATGTTGTAGATATAATTCCCGTCCACCTCCGCCGTGATATCCACATATTTCACCGCAGGCTTCGCCACCAACGCCGCGTTGATCTTCACCATCGGACTCGCATCGATCCCGCGATAGACGTTATAGCCCGCCAGATCCGTCTCCGTGTTCGCGCTCCAGGTCAACGTATTCGTAATCATGCCCGCCCCTCCCCCTTCTCCGCTTCGGAATGAACTACTTCAGCACCAGCCCGCCCGTCGGAATCACCGTCACTTCCGTGCTGTACCCGCTTTCATTGTTCGACGTATCGAACGCCGTCACCGCCAAGTAATTCGTCACGTATTTCGTCAACACCGTCATGCGGAGCCAATTCTTGCACGGCACCAACACTTGCACGAATCCCGTGTACTGAATCCACCCCGGCGTCGTCCGCGCTTCCAGCCCGAAATAGATCCGATAGCCCGCCACGTCCGAATCCGTCGTATTGAGATCCCAACTGATCACCGGGTTGATCGCCATCGCGCCCCCTACAAGCCACGATAGATCGCCACGATCCCCGCCTTCGCCGTGTTCAACGGAATCCCCGCCTGCTGCGCGAAATACATCGCCACCGCCTTCAACATCTTCTGCCCATCGAACTGCGCCGCCTCGATCTCCCCCGCGCGCGCCGCGTCGTAATCCGCCAGCTCCTGCGTCGTCGCCGCGCGTTTCTTCGTTCCCGCCGTCCCGTCGAATCGCTCCGTCCGCAGATCAGGCCGCAACGTCTCCGGATACGACTGCATCCCTTCCGTCGCCGGATCGAACGGTGGCACGTTCGGCCACACTCGGAGAAATTGCCCATCACTCACTCGATACGCGGCGAACAGCATCGCGTCCTCCTAGAACTCGAATGATTGGATATACAAGTCGGCGCCGGACGTGGCGTCCACCATCACCACGTTATATTCCAAGACGATCGGCGTGCAGGTCCCCGACGCGATCTCGGCGGTATCCCGCGAACTCCCTGACGCCATGAACGGCCCAGCCGCCGCGTTCACCGTATCCGTCCCCTTCAGATCGCCCAGGACCGCCGTCGCTGACGCCGCCCCGGTCCCGCTCACCGAGAAGGTTGCCGTCACCGTCATGGGTGGCAGATAATTCCTGAGATCGTACAACGTCACCGCCGCCGCCAGTTCGTTCACCACTTGCGCGACGCTCTGGCTCGCGTACATACAACACCGATTCATCTGCCTGAACGGGGCCACATCGCCCCCATTGCCGTTGAACGCCCATCCGATATGCGCGTAGCGATACCCCGTCGGCACGACCAACGCCGTATCGTTCTGCGTGATGTAGGTGGTGAACTGGAGATCGTCGTCCGTGTCCGTCGTCCATGTGGAGGTGTCCGAATCAAACAACGCCTTCGAGCCGAGCGCATACGTCCCCGCCGATCCATCCATCCGGACGGACACGAAATTGGTTGCGCTGATCGTCCAATCCCCCTGGAGCACCAGATGATACTGCGTCGCCACCGACGCACTGTATGGCGTCCGGAACGGAATCCGAACCCACGTCGCCGCCGTCGAGAGCCTTGACACGTCGATTTTATCGGACGTGGCGAGCGGCGTATTACTCGGCACCCCGCCGTTGTTCGCTTCGAGCGTCACCCACAGAAATCCCCCCGGCGTCCCCGTCTTGATCAACTTCAGATCGACAAATTCCAAGAGCCCCGCCACCCCGAACTGGACGCCTTGCGACACCTTCACCGTCGAATTATCGACCGCCGATCGAATCCCCTGACTCGCGTCCTCCCCCGTAATGTACTGCGTGTCCAACAGATAATTCTTCGCCCGCTGCATCATCACGCCCTTCGTCGTCCCATTCCACATGGCGAAGATCTTGTACCAGGTCGCGTTCTGTTCCGTCCCCGTATCCAACCCGCCGATCCCCGTCGCCGCCGCCAGATTCACATCCAGATCGTTCCAGTCCGCCACCTCTTCCCCGTCGTTCATCACGATCGCATCCGCATGCACCAATCGGATCTGCGTCACCGCCTTGTCTGCGTCCGGATGCGGCTGGACCTGCACCCCGCGAAACGTCTGCGACAATGCGCGATTGACCGTCAACGCGTCCCACATGGCTTTGGTGATGCCCAACACCATCTTGTACGTCTTCCCGCCCGTGTTCTTCGTGCTCGCGCTCGTCCCCTCCGCGCCGCGCGTCACCGTCAACGTATCGCTCGATCGATTCGTCACCGTCACGATCTCTTTGTTGGTATCGTCCGCCGGATCGCCGTTGTCCGTCGCGTTCCACCACGTCAACGGAAACGGGAACGTGGACGGCAGCCGTGATCCATGCCCCGACGACAACACAATGCTCGTCGCCGCCGCGTCGTAGCCCGTGCTCACCGTCACCTTGCCGAAATTGGTAATGGGTGTACTCACCAACGCACCTCAATCCTTCCATCACTGCCCGCCCCGCCCGCTGACACCGTGCTCGGATTCCCGACGCCCTTCGCGCCCCCCGTGAATCCGCCGCCCGACGACACCGCGTCCCCCACGCCGGACCCCGGCAACCCCGCCGCGCCGACCGTCTTGCAGAGTCGATAGGTGAAGGCGTCGATCCGTGAGGCCGTACAGACTGCCTTTTTTCCGCCCTTCCCGCCATCCGCTTGACACACGATCACGCTGAGGTAGGTCACGAACGACGCCGTGCCATCGACTCCGTTCGCCGCCGTCGTGGATACGACCGTTCCCACCCCGATCCCAAACGGAAACGCGTCCGTATCGCTCGCGCCGCCCGTCCCCGCCGAGCCGACGAACGTCGAAACGGAATCGCCAGGATTGACATTGATCACCGTCACCGCTTTCCCGCTACTCCCGCCGATCCCCGCATTCGCGCCGTCATTCTCCCCCGCCCCATAATAGCCCCCACTCGTACATCGCTGGACGAGCCCGCTCATCGCCGTCTCACGCGCGCCGCCGCCCCCGCCCGCGCTCGCCCCGTAGGTCGTCAACTCCAACACCGTCACACCCGCCGGAACCACAAACACGTCCGCGCCGGGGACATTGAACGTCTGCAAATTATTCGTGACCGCGCTCGGGATCTGCACCGTCACCTTCCCGCCCTTGACGATACTGAGCCACGATTCGTAGGCCCGCTGTTGCGCCGACGAGTTCACCAACTCCAAATTATGAAAGAGGTAGCGCCCATCGCGCTCCGTGATCGTCACCCGCTGAATGACGAACGTCCCCGCGATCCCAAACGTCGGGAGATCCACCGTCGCGACCTGCCCCGCGCGGAATCCATACCCGCGCGCGTTCACCGTCACCGTCTGCCGCGTCTGCCCCGACGTACTCAACCGGAGATTGGCGTACCCGATCGCCAACAACGTGATCTGTACCCCATCATTCGAAGTCGGGTGCGTGATCTCCTCGATCTCCTCATAGATCCCCGTCCCGCCTTCGATCGCCGCGCGCGCCGCAATCTGCCCATCGTTCTGCCGGGACACCGTAATCACCAACGCGTCCGCCCCCTCCGGCGGCGTCCCCGTCACGACGACGATCTGTTTATTCCGATACGTCTCGCGATCCGTTTGAATCTCCGTCTCCGCCACCAACGTATTCGCCTCATTCAACACGATCGGCGCGAGCGGCATCGTCGTACTACGCATCTGGATCGATTGATCAAAGTCCACGTAGAACGTCTGCCCCGTCGCCGTCGCCAACGTCCGCAACGCGTCGAACATCTTCCCGCCCTTCGAATCCAGCAACGGGACCACGGACCGCGCATCGAGGACCCCTTGCGTCAACCCCTCCCCCACCAGTTCATTCTCCAGAATAGATTGGACGATCGCCTGCACCGTCGCATTCGTAAAATTCCTCCGCAACCGCCGCCGCAACAGGATCTGCGACCAATCCAGACACCCGCACTCATACACCGCCCCTACCAACCCTTCATTCCGTTGATCGACGTGATCGATCGTGCCGGCAAAAATCACCGCCGAAAAATAGCGCATCTCGATCCGATCCCCCACCGACGGCGCCGCCCCGCGCACCGACACCGACGCCTGGACCGGCTCCCCTAACGTATCCGTTACCGTCAACGAGTTCATCAAGATCGCCGCGCGCAGATCGACGCCATTGATCTCCGTCATAATGGGGCCGAGATCTTCCGCCGTCGTCGCCGATCCCCCGTCCTGCAGGATCGACCCGAGCGCCACGCTCCCCGCCTCCGCCGCCGCGAACTGCATTAGAAGACCCCCATCGATCGCAACGCCCCCGGCGTGTCCTCACTCACCGCCGACGCGATCTCGCGCCGATTCAGATACACGTGCGTATGGATCACCTTCCCGCCGCCCTGATCCCCGAACGCCTCCTGCATGAACTTCGCCCCGCGCCCATCCAACGGCACAATCGCTTCTTTCCCGTGCAACATCGCCGGTTGTCCCGATCCGAAATCCCCGATCCCGCCCTTCCGAAACGAGAACGCCGCCAACGCCCCGACCGCCGCCAACACCGTCGCCGCCGCCGCGATCGTCGCGATCCCCACCTCCGCCCCGAATATCGTCACCGTCTCCGCTTCGCCCAGCGCGAACAGGAACTCCGCCACCGCCTCCCCGATCGATACCAGCGCCGGGATCACCGTCTCCGACATAAACAACATCACCGCCGCCGTCATGGTGACAAACGTCCCCGTGATCGCCGCCGCCGTCCCTTCCCAAATCGCCAACACCCCCGCCGCCGCGCCACTCGTAGCCGCCAGCTTCGCCGCTTCCGTAATCCCCCACTGGACCGCCAGATTCAACGCCCCCTGCACCAACGCCAACTCCGTCTGCTTCCACGCCGCCTGCGCGAAATTCCCGCCGTTCACGATCGCATTCGCCACGCCGCCCGTCCACGCCGAGATAATGATCCCCGTGGAGAACACGTTGCTCGCCGCAATATCGTCCAACTGCTTCTGCCAGAATCCTTTGATCTGCATCCCCGCTTGACGCCGCGTCGTATCCGCTTGAATCGCATGCGCCGTGATATCGTCCTCGATCTGCTTGATCTTCCCCGCCGCCTCTTCTTCAAACCGGACCCGATCCGTCGTCCCCTTGAGATCACTGGTGAACGTCGCCGCACGATCCACCGCAAACTGCCGGTAAGCGAATAACTGCGTCTCAAGCCCCGCCCCCGTGATCTTGTCCGCCTCGACCATCGCCGCCTGCTTCATCGTGTTCATTTCCCGATCGTTGATCTGATATGCCGCCCGCAGCTCGTCGATCTTCGCCACCTCGTTCGCCAACCCCGCCCGATTGATCGTCTCCGCGCTCCGCAATCCCTGTTCCTTCGCCTTGAGTTGCGC